CCCTAAACCCCCGACGTTAGGCTTGCGCGTAACGCCGACGAGTCAGCTTCCCTGGGTCAATCATCCAAGGAAGTTGGACCACGCGATCAAGATCGCATGGCCGTGAGATTACTCTCACACGCGTCACCGTCTTACGACGGTAGGTGAACGGCGACTCCGAAGAAGCACCTCGGAGTGCGGCCGCCATGACTACCCATCCCGGGTATCGCAACTCGTCTTTCATCGGACGAGTCTCCAGTTCCAACCACTTCGGACTTTGAACCTGACGGTTCATCGACCAAAAGCGTTTGGTATACTGGACTTCCCACGGATCAATCCCAGTATCTGCCGCCCCTTTGAAAGGACGAAAGAATCTGAGATCTTCCGGCAATGCCTCAATAACTGAGGCTATCGCACGAGAAAGAAATGAGGATGTTCTCTCATTTCTCCTCGCCAGGTTGGCGAACTTGAAGAACGCGCTCAGGTTATCGAGCGCATAATCCAAGGTCATGGGCGTTACATCTTCACCTCGGTACCAATTGCTCCCGCAACTCTCTCGGTAGGGCCCCTCAACCAATGTCTTTTTCACATTAGGAGAGAAACCGATACTTTTAAGAGCGGATCCGACACGTGCGCAGAATTTCTTCCGCACAATGATGTCGTCTCCATAGACTGCCCAATCGACTCCAGCCTTGCCACACCCGCAGGCGTGACAAACGGCGGCGAAGATCAGCGTCTCTAGCGGAAAACAAAAGCCGTTCCCCATCGTACAGAATTTATTTGAACGGTGTTCAACACCGTCCAATCTGTACGACGCGCTTCTGATCCTGTTTAAGAACAGGAACCAGTCGCGTGGCAGGACCTCGGAACACAGTTCGACGCAATTGCTATCGCTAGCATTGCGTTCGTCCATGGTTACGAAGCCCTCGGGACCATCATCGAGAGAGCCCTCGCGGGCCAATCTTTGATTCAGGGTTTGATCTCGCAGATCGATACCTACTCGGAGGAGGAACAACCTCATCTCTAAGTCGGTACCTTTCTGCAGTAGACCATTCCCCAGCGGCTCAGACGCTATGGACCTAAAGGTCTTAGCTGTCTTTAGTACGAACGCGATTTTGTTGCTGTGGACCAACTCACAGTGCTCCTTTACGTCCTCGTAAGAGACGTAATAGGACTGCACCACTCCGTTCGACTTAGCAACTTTCGTTGCGAAGTGAACATTGTGGCACATAGCAGCGGCGAGGTATGGTAGTGCGGTGGGGGTGACTGACCAACGAGCCGTTAACTTCCGGCCCAGATTGGTTGCATCACCGGTCACTCCCACATTCGCACCGGCAGTCAGGTCACACTTGGAGTAGATACTAGGCAGATTCGGTGCGTCACCAATGACGTATCGAATCCACTGTCGCATCCTCTCGAGAAGCTCCCGCAGGTCGTTACGAGCCGGTGAAGGCCTGTAACAACGCCGCAAGGCCACAAACTTGCGATTCATCAACCCACACCGTTTTTCGGTTTGGATAAATGTTTCGCGAGCCGCAGCCTCCGGGTCAGTCCCAATTAATTTGGGGTCCCAGGGGTACTTCCTTACAAGTGCAGCCAGTTGATGAGCGGCAAAATGCATTTCCGCTGTCGTGTACTTCTGTACGACCAGAGCATCAACCTCCCGGAAGAACGTTGGCCAATCGCGAGCTCGGAAAAGACCGAGAAGGCGAGTGTCCCCCGTTAGGCGAGAGTACTGCACCAACGCACCGCGCAGAACGCGTAGATATGTTCTTCTACTCGTAGCGCGCGCTTGCCGATTAAAGCTTTGCACTTTCTCACGGCTCGGAACCTTCATTGGTTACTCCGTTTTGCTTCCGTTGACGAACATCAGCACCATGCTGAATGTCCGCGCTCCTGAACGTCAGGGCGACCGTACTACGGTAGTACAGTCACCCCATGGGTCAATACGCGATCTTCTGCGACTTGACGTGCGTCTTGAAATCCGCACTGGCCAAGAAGGCCCCCATGTCGTTCAGCAGAGTATCAACGTCAGCAGCAGCGTAACCAACAGGAACCGACACATCGATTGCGACGATCGCATCCCCAGTGGGGGTGAGAGCGCCGGTCAACGTGAGAGTCCGTGTAAGCTTGGCTTGCGTGCGCCCAACTCCGGAAAACACCGAGGTAGTCTTCGGTGCCGTCCTCGAAAGTTTCGCATCGTCTTTCACCGACACCGTTTTACCGGCGCCGATGTATCCGATGCTATCTTTCGAAAACGAGTCCTGAGTGAAGGTCTTCGCGTTGATGGTCAATGCCATAGTGACGTCCCCTTTACGGGTAGTTGTGGTACGATTGCCGGATACCCTCCGGGTGGGGCTCTCAGATGCGAAATCTTTTGAGCAGTTGCTGGCCGATCAAAGCCAGTGAATCACCAATCCTCGTGGCAGAATCGAACTTAAAGTCCGATTTGACAGCGATGGATGGCCCACCTAGGAACGGTATACGATTTTTCGCAATCGTATCCGTTTTAGCGACACCCGAAAACGGCGACAGTAACGTAACTGGAGGATCAGTCCACATGGAAGTGGTCTGTCTCAGTTCCGTTATGACGGACGTCATCACGTGGCACTGCCCTAGACTCCGCGGTTGAAAAGCGTTTGCAAGTCCCCCAATGTAGTCTCCTACATTGAAGAACCAATCCGCAACGAAACTCCAAGGAGTAAGTTCCCAAGGTAGAGTTATCACGCTTTTGGCGCTTAAACCCAAACCCGGGTACAGCTCGATTGTCGCTTCGTCAAGGGACATAGCGCGCACCTCGTACCAGTCGGTCTTTTGTATTCCGTACCGGTAGTGGTGTCCGCTGCTATCCCAGCCCGTAACCAGGGAAGACGTGGCTTGCAGCTTTCCAGCTGCTCGCGTTGTCTTCCGGACGGGGCGAATTGTCTTGCGCAGAGCCTCTATCGTACCCGACACACTGCTCACAACTGGCGCAATACCATAGCGGTATGCTAACCAGGCGTTTGCAGCCGACTGTGCAGCTGTTTGTCCGACTCCGCGAAATGCAGTGAGAGTTTTCCCACTCCAAAATCGCTTGTCGAACTTCCAGAATGCATTAATCGGATGGCGGATCATTTCGAGGGTCTTACCTAGTTCAGCCATGTTTTCCCAGTTATCGACCGATGTTCGGCCGATCTGGGACAGGCACCGCGTTGTAACCTCTTTATTCAGACTTTCGCGGTCTGATTCAGAGATCAACGTGATGTCCAAATGGTTGACGTCGGTAGGGACTCCAAGATAATGACCCCAAAACCCTGAACCGCGTGCTGGGGGTGGAGCACCCCCAGTCGCAGCGCTGTAGTTCGACAGTGTCGAACATGAGCGAGTCGTATAACGACTGTTCATTGGGTTCATGATAATCTCTCCTGCCGCAATTTTCTTGCGGTAGTTCGGAGTCACCCAATCGGTCATACTACCAGTTCGACCTACCTTTACTGCAGTGAGGAGAAGTTCTGCGCCGGAAGTTTCGTAGTAATACTTCCCGGGCAGATCTTCTAGCTCAATGCTAGTTCGGGTACGTGGAACAGGGAGATGATCGACCATGGGTATGCTCCTGAGAGAGTGTCGGACGAACTGGACTTGGGTGGAAAAGCCCAGGCCGGCGAACCGGCAACGGCATTACGCCGTAAAGGACCCCTCAATTACCATCACTCGTTTGGATAAGACGGTTTACGATCCCGAACTGCAAGACCTTTTGGGTCGCAGTACACGGGTAAAGGTCAATCATTCCCGGGCAATCATACCGAGCACAAGTAGGACAGTCCGACGCCTCGTTAAGAGGATCGGTTTCTGATTCCTGCGTGTACCGGTTGATTCCAAAGAGATTGACCTTCATGATCGTTCCGTCCTATCTGTAAGAGTGAAGGAATTGGAGG